AGGGTCCCCCCCCTGGGCCAGGGAGCCTTGGGGTTGACAGTACCTTTGAGGCCTCTGGCTGTTAATAACTTGTTAACAACTCGCCCCTTGCCTGTTAATAACCTGTTAACAACTCCGCTTTTCATCGTTGCCCCCTAGCGTTTTGAGAAATGGCTCAATACCCGACGCGGCGATCTCGGCAGCAAGGCGCGACTGGCTCCGCTTGTAGTCTCGAAGCATCTGGCGCGTGATTGTCCGGCCGGAGCACAGCCAGTCTAGCACATAGAGGCGTCGCGGCATGGGAAGCGCGAGGACATACGCCAACACCGCCGAGATGGTCTGCATGACCGCGCACCCCGGCTCGTCTCCGTCTCTGCTGCCGCACATGGATGCCGATAGGCGCGAGAGGATGTCGGGATGCGCGTCCAGCGAAATGTGGGAGAGCCAGAAGCCGTCGCAGTTGCCGCAAATGTCCATGTATCCATTATACAAAAAATGCCCATCATGTGCAAAAGTTGTCGGTCGGCTTGGCGGGTGGTGAGAGCTCCTCGATGGTTAGTGCGATGCCGGGCCGCCCGCCCCAGAATTTCATGACATGCTCGTCACAGACCTGGGCGTCGTCGATCCAGAAGCGCATGCGGGTCATGCAGTCCTTGAGGAGCTTCTCGAGGTTGTCCGTGTCAGGCTTCGTGTCCTTCCACCCCTCGCGGCCGCGGGAGTCCCGGAAGAGCCAGGCGACGGAGAGGGACAGGGGACCTTCGAACGGGGCGTCGGGCGAGAAGGCCTCGAGCCGCGAGCAGATGTCCGCCCTTGCCTTCGCCAGCGCTGGCGAGTCGAAGAATCGGGGCTTCCCGTCCTTGACCGTGACCCGGTGCTCCTGGTGCGTGACTGTAGGAGGGTTCTTGCCTCCGAAGTCCAGGAAGAAGGAGATGGCGTCCTGATTTTGGGTGGGGGCTTCTTCGTGAACGAAGGGGGGGAGTGTGTGTTTTTGGGAACACACTCCCTCTTCTTCTTTAGAAGAAGGGTTTTCCCCTCCAAAAAGAGGGGAATCTACTACGTGCATTCCCCTCCTTTTTTGGGAGGACTGGGATTTTGCGTTTTCCAAAAAATGGAGGGGAATCTCCGTAGGGTTTTCCCCTCCTTTTTTTCCGTTGTTGCGAATCATGGCCGCTGCCCCCTGAGAATCCTGCCTTTTGTGGCATAGTATTTTTGGCTATTGCGGAGCTGTTTCAAGATGAGGTTCTCGCTGCACGTGCCTCTCTTGGACCGGTTCGCGACCTCCTTGGCCACATCCTGCACAAACACGGATTCGACCTCCGGATCCTGGAAGAACTCGTCGACGACGTTCTCGATTATCGCGCCTGCGTCGGGCTTCTTTTCGCCGGACGACTTCTTCGGGTAGGGCGAGTCGTCGCCGATGGGCTGGCAGTCCTCCAGCAGCTGCGTCGAGTCCTGGACGTGGATCGGATACTGGAACCAGATGTCGACAGGCTCGAAGGCCGGGAACTCGCGGAGCGTAGGCTCGACGCGCCACCCCGTGGCATGCTCCCATTTGCTGCCGACTTCCAGCCTGGCGGCGCGCGCATCGGCCTCCAGGCCGGCGACCTCCAGCGTCCGGAACATCTCGTCTGGAGTGGCGTCTGGCGAGAGGGCGGAGAAAGCCTTCGCTGCCTTGAGAATGCCGACAGCCGCGAGGGCGTTGCTCTCCTCGTTGTAGATCGCCTGCGGCTTCGCCTTCGAGACGTCCAGCTCGATCATGTCCAGGAGCGCGTCGGGGTCGCGGGCGAAGACTCCGGAGCCGCTCGCGCGGTCCATCGACCTCTTGCCGCCCTGGGCGCCCTTGGAATGGTGGTGGCAGTCGATGACCGCGCAGCCGCACTCCATGGCCACCCGGTCGAAGTGGTTGCAGAATCGGGCCATGTCGGCCGCGGCGTTCTCGTCGCCCGTGAGGACCTTGTAGATGGGGTCCACGATGATCGCCGCGAGGTGCATGTCACGGCACCTGCGGATGAGGACGGGCGCAAGCTTGTCGAGGCCCGTGGCGTGTCCGCGAAGCTGCCAGACGAAGAGGTTCCGGGCATGCTTCGGCGTAATCCCGAGGGCCCTGTAGATTTCGGCCAGACGGTGCATGCAGGAAGCCTCGTCAAGTTCGAGGTTCACGTAGAGGACGTTGCCGGGGTTCGGGCAGTTGAACCGCCCCAGCCACTGGCCGCCCTCCGTCAGGCAGACGGCAAGCTCCAGGAGCGCGAACGACTTGCCCGCCTTCGACGGACCGGCGAGGCGCATCTTGTGGCCCATGCGGAGAATGCCCGAAATCAGTTCCGGTCGGAGCGGAAGCTGCCCCTTCTCGATCCGGGCGAGCTGGTCCGCCGCATTGTTGAACTCCGGGAGGTCGTCTGCCTGCTCCTCGAGGAAGTCCACCCATTCCTCCCAGGAGTCCGGGCCGAGGTCGCGGGCGATGATGTACTGCGGTTGGCCGCTGCGCAAGACGCCGGGCATTCTCGATAGGCGGGACGGGTTGCCGGTCTTGTCCGCCTTGAGTCCGTGCTCGCGGCAGGTCTTGTAAAGAAACTCAACGCGCTTGCGGTACTCCTTCTGGTCGTTCCCGGCGTCGATGTGAACCAGGGCGTGGGCCGAATGGCCGCCGGAATGCACCACGAACTTGCATGGGAGGTTCAAGGCCTTGATGAGCGCGACCTGCTTCTCGACGGAATCCTTGTCGCACTCGACGAGCGCATAGCGGCAATCCGTCACGTTCGCGTCGGAGACGCCGTTTCCGTCGAGCGGGTTGAATCGGATCCAGACGCCGGCGGCCTCGTTGTAGTCGCCTATGGCGTCGCGGAGGCCGCCCTTGCGGAGTTCGGCGAGCATTTCGCCGGCGGTCATGTAGGCCACGCCCTTGTCGGCGGGCGTCCACTTGCCGTCGCGGTTGGCGGCCGCCGTGACGAAGCCGACGTGCTCGTCCTCGCGGAACAGTCCGCGCAGGTACTCGGCAAGCTCCTTCGCGCCGTCCATCCTCTTCGGGGGCGGCGGGAGCGTCTCGGCCGCCGTCCAGTCCTTGTTGGCCAGCCGGCGCGCGCCGGCGTCGGCGAGGACGAGGGGGCTGTCCCAGTCCAGGGGCTTGTCGGGCTGCGTGTCGTCGAGGCCCTCCGTCCGTTCGGCGGGCTGGCCCTTGCCGTACTCGACGCCCTTGTCCCATTCGCGGGCGAACTCCTTGCCGCCTCCGGAGAGGTCCATGGCGAGGCCGCGGAGGGATTCGCCCTCGCCGTAGCCCAGCCGTCCGGCCGCGAGGCACCCGCCGACGAGGCGGGAGACGTCCCGGATGCAGTTATGCCGGTTGCCTTCGAAGCAGCCGTCCCGGAGCTTTCGCTCGATCATTTCGTAGTCGTTCATGATGGTGTCCAGTTCGCGAGGGCCTTTTGGACCTCCTCGCGCAAAGTTGCGATTCTGTTGTCCTGTCCGTCTTCCAGGAAATGCGCCTGCCGTAGCTCGTCGAGGACGGTCTCGACGGCCTTGTAGTAGAGATAGAGAACGGGCACCGCCGCCAGGAAGCGGGCGGTGCTTTCGGATTCAGCCGCGGCGACGAACTCGCCGGCGTAGTCGCGGACGGTTTCGCCGTCTGCGTGGTACGGCCACTTACTCATGGCGTGGCTCCTTCGATTGCGTGCCGAAGCCGATGAGGTCGCGCGTCTCCTGGTCCATGGTGTCGCGGATGTACCGTGCAAGGGTGTTCCGATGCACATGCAGGAATGTCAGCGCACAATGACTCGATGATGTTCTTTGTTGCTAGTATTACTTCTCCGTTTGTCTTCATCTTGATTTCTCCTTAACAGGGACAGAAAACACCAGGTCCTATGACCTCTACAGTTATGCTCGGTTCCTTGTGGAACATCGGAGCATCCTCTTTCGGCTCATACAGACTGTAGAGCCAATAATCGAAAGGAACGCGCTCGTCGGTTTCATATTGCCAAGTTGCCTTGGCAATCTCACCTTGGTCTTTCTTGAAGCGCTCGTGATTCAGTCGCGCAGTATGATATGCTGTCTCAGCCATCTCAATGTCCTCCAAAATGCGGGTCTGACTCCATATCTTCAGCAGATCTTTTCTGAAAATGCTGGCACATGGCCAAGTTGTCTCTCTTACTCAAGAGACACGAAGGGTTCCCGCATTCCCAGCACCACTCGGCTTTACCTGCATGGACTTCATCTTGAGTTGCCTCTCGGCCGAGGATTCCATTCTCAACCCAGATTTTGTGTTTCACTCGCCAGTTGCTTGGTTCAACTTCGAAGTGACCAAAGTCAAGTGGAATCGGAAGTGGCATCCAGTAGAGAACGCAACCAGGACGCTCATGGTAACCAACTTCAATGCTCCAAGATTTCTTTCCTTCTTTGGTAATCTTGAATTGGTACACGAAGACGACGGCTAGGATTCGCGCGGAGGTATCCGTGTTGATCATTGGGATTCCTGCCGCGAGTCCGGCTTCAAGCAGTTGCGAATACATGTTACTCATGGTAGCCTCCTGCGGGCTGGTAGGTTGCGGGATTTACGCCCCTGGGCGTCTTCCATCCGGAGACGGCGTAGCGGTCGATGAGGCGCTTCGCGTCCGCGAAGAGCCACTTGCCGACGTGCTTGAAGCCCCGCCGCTCCAGGAAGCGGATCTGCTTCGGCGTGGAGAGTCCGCGCGCGTTGCGGTCCTGTGCCACGTCGATGAGCTTCTGCGCCTCGCCGGAAGTCGCCGGCGCGCCGAACCCCAGCTTTTCCAGGGCGTCCGCCTGCGCGGCCGTCGGCTGCGCCCGTTCGGAGGCCGTCATCGGTTCGTAGTCCGTGATGGCCTTGCTCCCGATGCTGTAGGCGTACTGTAGCGGATCCACGAGGCGGCCGTCGCGGCGCCGCATTTCCTCCAGCTTCTTGGCGAGCGACTCCTCGCGCTTCCGCACTGTCTCCGTCTCCGCCGATTCCAGCAGCTCCTCCGTCAGCTCGTACTCCGCGCAGCCCCCGTCCTGAAGCGCGGGCTCCGCCCCGCGCGTGATGGTCTCGCACACCTCCTCCGAGGCCGACAGCAGTGACGCGGGACGGCAAAGCTCGTGCGTGGCCGTGAGCCAGAGGAAGTCCAAGATGAGCAGGTTCTCCTTGCCCGGCGAGAGGCGCGTGCCTCTTCCGACCATCTGGCAGAAGAGAGACCGCACCTTCGTCGCCCTGAGGACGCAGACGCAGTCCACGTCCGGGCAGTCCCACCCCTCCGTGAGGAGCATGGAATTGAGAACGACCGTTCCCGGCCCGGCCTCGGCTATTGCCTTGATTTTCTCGTGGCGGTCCGGTGACTGGCCGTTGATCTCGATGGTGCGGAGACCTGCCGCCTCGCAGTACGGCTGCAGGTGGAGGCTTGTCGCGATCAGCGGCGTGAAGACGACCGTCTTCCGGTCCTTCGGGATTGCGGCCGCGATCTGCGGCAGGTACGGCTCAAGGGCGGCCGCGACGCCTCCCGCCTGGAAGTCGCCGTTCTGCATGGCCACGCCGTTCAGGTCGATCTTGAGCGGGACGGTGCGCGCCTTAATCCGGCAGAGCCACCCGTCGCGGACGGCGTCCACGATGGAGTAGTCGAAGGCGATCGTTTCGAACACCTCGCAGAGGCCGCGCATGTCCCCCCGGTCCGGCGTCGCCGTCACGCCGAGGACGCGCGCCCCCGCGAAATGCCCCAGAATCGCCCTGTACGTGTTGGAGAGCGCGTGGTGGCACTCGTCGATGACGATCAGGTCGAACTCGTCCGCCCGGAACCGCGCCAGCCGCCCCGGCCGGCACATCGACTGCACCGACCCCACGACGACCATGTACGGGATGACGCCGTCAATGCCGCCTCGCGTGTCCTCCTCCGCCTTCTCGAGTCCGGCCTCGATGCCGGTGGTGCGGCGGATCTTGTCTATGGCCTGTTCGAGAAGCTCGCCCCGGTGCGCGAGCACCAGGACGCGCTCCCCGCGCATGACGGCCCTCTCCGCGAGCGCGGCGAAGAGGATTGTCTTGCCGGTGCCCGTCGGCATCTGGACGAGGCACGAGCGGAAGCCACGCGCGAACGTGGTCTCCACCGCCTCGACCGCCGCCTTCTGGTAGGGTCGGAGCTCCATGCTACACCTCGTCGGGGATGTCGAAGCCGTCGTCCGCCTTCTCCGCCGGCGGCAGGAAGCGCTCCACCTCCTGGTACGTTTTGCCCTGGTAGACGCGGTGGCCGAGCTTCACGCGGATCGCGCGTCCCTGGATCTCCCCCCACGGGATGCGGCGCCCCTTGCCCTCGCCTTTCTTCCAGAACCCGCAGGAGATTGCGAGCTGGTCCAGCTTCCACGCCAGCTTCTGGTTCAGGATGACGTTTGCCTTCGGGCGCGACGTGCCCAGCTCCCCGCCGTCGACGGCCAGCGTGAGGATGGCCATGGGGCCGGCCTGCATGGTCTGGCTGCCGGCGAACTGGCCGCGCTCGAGCCTCTCGACGACGGCGTCGTATTCGCCGTCCGGGAGAATGACGACCTCCGCCCCGCCCTTTGTGTCCTCGTCGGTGAGTTCGTAGTCCCAGTCTATTCTTCTGTCTTCGCTCATGGTTGTACTCCTAGCCCTTGATTTTCTTCGCGATTGCGTCCATCCTCGCCATCAGCCACTCGGCGAATTTTGCGGGGATGTCGTCGACCTGCCACGGCTCGTTGTTGCCGCAGACCTTCTTTTCCCGGATGTAGTTCCGGATTTCGTCGTCCGTGATGCCGTAGTTGTCCAGGGCCTCGCGGAGAGGCGACTTCGCCGTCTTCGGCTCCGCTTGCTGTTGTACGCTTGCTGTCCTCTTCGTCGCCGGCTTCGGTTCCGGCTTCGTCGCCGGCTTCGTCGCCGTCTCGGGGAGCGGGGCCGTAGTGGTCTCGGGGCGCGGGGCCGTCGCGCCCCGCGGGGCGGTCCCTTCGGCCGTCTTGGCGAAGACGCCGCGGAAGATTGCCGCCGCCTCGTCCAGGGGGAACTCGTCGGGCATGTCGACGCCGGCGCGGTGCTTCGCGTCCCAGTACGGCGTGTGCGAGGTGTACACCATGCGCTTTCCGCCGTCGGCCTTGTTGACGACCTTCCCGAAGTCGCGCTGGCTCGCGATCACGCTCATCTTGTAGTTGACGAACGCGAGGATCTCTGGCCATTCGCGCGTTTTGGGCGCCGCGCGCTTCGAGAGGTTGAGCTCCCAGTGGTCGTAGCTGTCCGTCTGCTCCGGAAGCTCGACGCGGCGCTGCTGCGCGTGTCCGATGAGGACGACGTCCATTCCGCTGTCCGCGAGGTCGCCGAGGCGGTCCAGGACGACGCAGAAGCGCTCCGCCGTCTCGATCCAGCCGTCGCCGTATTTCCCGTAGCCGACGAGCGTCTGGACGCCCTTTTCCGCGAGGTAGTCGCGGACGATGATTTCCTCGAGCTTGTCCGCCGAGTCGACGACGAACGTGCGGTAGCCTTGGTGGTCGCGCTTCAGGTTCTCGATGAGGCCGAGGACGCCCTGCCACGATTCGCGCGTCCCGTCGATGCGGGCGGTGTCGAGGCCGAAGCTGCCCTTCTCCAAGTCCAGGAAGAGGGGCTTTTCGAGCTTGGAGGCGAGGGTGGTCTTCCCGATACCCTCCACTCCGTAGATGACGGCGCGCAGCCCGCGCGGTTGCAGTTTTCCAGTAGTGATGTTCATGGTTCTGTTCCTTTCGGTTGGTTAAACTTCGTCCGGGATCGTGAAGTCCTCGCCGGCGTCCGGCGCCTCTTCGACGGCGGCCGCACCCGCGACCATGCCGTCCTCGATGACGATGGAGCACTCGCCGCCCGTCGAGACGCGCGTGCCGATGCACTGCAGCCCGTTCTCGCGGAGGTAGGCGTCGTACTCGCGGAGGGTGTCCGCGTCCAGCTGCTCCAGCTTGTCAACCAGGACGAACTTGCAGTTCGGCGAGAGACGGGACGCGATCGCCGTCGCCACGACGAGCTGCATGGCGCCGCTCATGCAGTCCCAGGCCTTGCCGTCGAGTGTGAGCTTGCCGTCTTCGACCGAGAGACCGGGGTAGGGAAGGTCCGCGCCTTCGAGGAGGGCGGCCCGCTTCGCGCGTATGGCCTCGATCTCGCGGGAGAGCTCGTCGTACTGCTGCCGGATGTCCGCCGCGTCGGCGAGGACCGCCGCCCGCCTCTCGTTGTCGCGGACCCGCTCGTTGACGGCCTCGGCGCTGGCGATTTCCGCCTCGACGGCCGCCGTCGACTCGTCGACCAGCTCCGCCGTCGTCTTCCGCCCGGACTCGACCTTGTCCTCTAGGTCGGCGAGCTGCATGCGCGCGTCCTCTAGGCGCGCCTCGAGGTTCGCGATTTCGTCGCGGGCCGCCTGGAGCCGCCGCTCGTTGCCGGCAAGCTCCTCGCGGAGGCGGCGGTGCGCGCCGTTGGCCGCGAGGATGTCCTGTTGCCGCTGGACGAGTTCGGAGACGGAGACCGGCGCCGCCGGCGCGCCCTCGTGCCAGGGCATTTCCTTCGCCGCCTTCTCCTTCTGCTCGGCCATGCGGCCCGTCGCCGTCCGCAGGTCGTACTTCGCCTTCTCCTCCTTCTCCAGCTTCTCGAGCTGGTCCCCGATGCCGAGGAGCTTGAGGAGGATGTCCGCCTTGCCCTTGTCGTTCGCGTTGAGGAACGACGGCAGGTCGATCGACATGCGGCCGATCGTGGCGTCGAGGAGCTTCTGGCCCGCCCGGCGGCCGGTGCTGTCCGTGATGGTGAGCGAGGCGTTCTTGCCCTTGCGCTCGATGACGAGCCCGTCGTCGGTTTCGACGCGGATGCGGCTTTCGCCGGCGGCGCCCTCGCGCCGGTAGTTAGTGGGGGCGAGCTTCTCGCCTCCGAGGGCGTAGGCGAGCGCGTCGAGAACGCTGGTCTTGCCCTGCCCGTTGCGGCCGCCGATGGTGGTGAGCCCGTCCGGCGACGGTTCCAGCGTGACGGCCTTGACCCGCTTCACGTTCTGGACTTCGAGACTTACGATTTTCATCGTTGTTCATTCCTAGTGTTGGTGTGAGTGGCCCTCGGCGCGGCGAACAGTTCCGCCGGCGTGGTTCCGGTGGTCCGCGCCTCGGGCCGAAAAAGCTAGGCGCGGGCGCCCTTGCGCGCCAGGCGGCGGTCCGCCTCGACGTGTTCGTCGTAGTCCTCGACGCACCACGTGCGCGGGCTGGACTTCGCCTGGCCCTCCTTGCGCGACCGCACCTTGTTCTGGAGCGCCAGCAGGACCAGCCTGTAGCGCGTCACGCCCCGGTTCTCCAGGAACCAGCGCGCTTTCCTGTAGTGTTCGTTCATCTTAGTGGTCTCCTTCCCCCGTCTTTCCGGGCGCCAGGCGTTGCCGCCGTTGCGAGATTGTCATTGGTTGTCGATTACCGTGTAGCCGTCCTGGCAGGTCTCGTAGCGCTCCGGGTCGCGCCTTCGCGCGAGCTCGATCCTCCACCGCCTCTCGGAGCACCAGGGCGGCCGCGTCTTCGCGTTGCGGATGGCCGCGTCGATGTCCTTGATGTCGTAGCCGCCGGCCACGCGGCCCTGCCGGCTGTCGTCCGCGAAGCGGCATTCGCGGGAGCAGTAGCGTTGGCGGCCGCTCGTCGGAATGAACTCCTTGCCGCACATGGCGCAGGCTCGCGGCCGCAGACCAAACGGCCGTCCGCGCATCCTCTCCCGACGGGCCTTGCGCTGCTCGCGCTTGTCCGCGCGCTGCCGCGCGAGCTTGCATGCCGGCGAGCATGTTTTTACGTCCTTGCGCGCGGCTTGGAACTTGCGCCCGCAGATAATGCAGGTGAGCGTGAGGCTAGCCATTGCCGCCACCCCCTGCCATTAAGGCCTCGTTGAGTCGCCTGTTGACCAGCTCCTCCAGCTCGGCTTCCAGCTTCGTGAGCGTCGCGGCGTCGTAGCCGCTGCGGGCGGGCGCCATCACCTCGGCCTCGGCCACGGCGGCGATGACGCGGTTGTTGCCCCCTCGCGCCTCGGTGACATTGATTGTTATCAGCATTTGCCGTCTCCTTCCTGCAAGCCCTCCGCCAGTGCCTCGCGCGCCTCGCGAAGAATGGACTCCATTTCGTGCCATGCCCTGCGGTCTTCCAGTTCCGGGAACATCGAGGCCATTGACGTTGCGAACTCGTTTGCATCCTTTACGACTAGGCACATCCGCCGCACCAGGTCGGCCAGGCGGTCGGCGCGCTGGTTGGCCTCGCGCTGCGCCTCCTCGACGGCGCGGGCGCGCTCTGCGCGCTCGGCGGCGGCGTCCCGCTCGCATTCGTCCGCGTGGGCCAGCGCGGCGTCGCGCTCCTCGCGTAGGCGGTCGCGCTCGTTGACGGCCTCGACGATGAGGGCCGCGTCGGCATCAATCAGCTCGACGGCCACCTCATCATCATCCGCGTCGATGATTCGCGCTGGTTCGTCATCGTAGGCCCTAATCACGCGCCACGGCAAAGGGCTATGCTCGTTCATCGCAGGCCTCCCTTGTCCATGAGCCTCCAATACGTGACAACAGTCGCCAGCGCGAGGAACATCGACTCATCCCGGTTGCAGCCCAACAGCGCGCTTGTGATCTTCACGGAGAGGCAGAACACCGTGGCGCATATCATGGCAAAGACAAACACGAAAGCGCGGTCTCCGAGTTTCATTCTTTGTCCTCCTCTCCTTTGCGGCGGTTCCATGCTGCAATGGCCTCGGCCCTCGTTCGGAACGAAACGGTCATGGGGTTGACCTTGCACCGCCTGGCCTCGCACATCACGTAGTATCCGTACACCCCCCAGCCGGGCGGGTTTACCTTTGGCCGGCACCCGCAGAACGGGCAGGGCTTGAGGTCATGGCTACTTGTCATCGCAGGCCTCCCCTTCCAGCTCGACGCGCCCGCCGAGGCGAATCACGAAGTGCGGCGAGGATGGCTCGCCCCACTCCGGGTGGCGCTGCGTGTCTACGAACGCGAAGCTCATCATCCCGCTCGCCGTCGGGCATCCAAGGCACCAGAAAGCCATGCGGGGCGCATCCTTCGCGTAGCCGAGGCGGAACTCGATGACGGGCGTCGGCTCGGGCCTGTGGTCCCATTTCCAGAGCCGTCTGGCCCAGTATCCCGTCGCGGCCCGGTACTCCTCGCGTTTTTCGCCGCTTTCGATCATGCGGAACCACTTGCCACGGAGGACGAGCGGAAGGATGGCGCAATGGCTTCGGTGGAGAATATTCACCGCGCACCGTCCTTTCTCCAGCCGCCGTGCTCCACGACGAGCCACCGCAGGCGGAAATACTCGTTGCAGGCCGTGCCCCATTCCTCGAAGGCCTCGACAAGCTCATCCTTCGTCAATGCGGCCGCCAGTGACTCCTCGAGCATTTTGCGGTCGTAGCGGTCGATGTACGACTTCGGGTTGAAGAGCGTGAGAACGACCTCGCGCGCGACGTAGCCCTTCTCCGAGCCGAGGCGGTCGTAGATCTTCTGCGGGATCTTGTTCGCGGCCTCCCAGAAGAGGTCCACGGCCTCCTGTAGGTTGTCGCCGTCGTCGCAGGTGTAGTCGGCCTCGGCGGCCTGGTCGACGAAGAGGGACATTTGCTCGCCGAACTGGTAGCCGGCCTCCGTGAGGTCGGGGTTGTCCCTGAGGTAATTGAGTGTGAGCACCGGCATCACTAGCCCTCCCCGTTTACGGCCGCCCGTGCCTCGTGGAGCAGGGCCGTCCAATACTCAAGCACCTCGTCAACCTCGCTTGAGTCAACGCCTTTGAGAGCGCTCAATCCCTTGATGGCTTCGCCAAGTTCCTTTGCGGAAGCGAAATTCTCTTCCACGCCGGGCAACATCCGCCGGACAAGGTCGCGCAGCTTCCCGTTTTCCTCGTCTGCCTGCATGCCGTAGCGGTTTGCGCGTTCCAGCGCGGCTTGCGTCTTCGCGAGCCGTTCTTTTGTGTTTTCGAAGTCCGCGACCTTGACGCGGAGCGCGTTCCATTCCTTGACTTCGCGTTCCCAGGCCGCCTCGATGCGGTCGGCCCAGTCAGACAGGACTTGATGCCACGGCCTGTGTTCGGGGTTCCCGCTGCGCTTTTGCGCCTGGAAGTAATAGCGTATCTCGCGCGCGATGTCCGCGAGGGTCTCGGGGTTCGCGGCGCTATTCATCGGCAGCCTCCTTCTTGGCCGGGGCCTCCACTACCAGCCCTTTGTCATTGAGGCAATACCAGGTGTCGGGCTTGTAGCGTTTGCCGTTGATTGTGATTGTCGCGTGATGGGCGATATCGTAGTTATCGGTGAACTCCTCTGCCATTACGAGGATCGCGCCCATTCCGCCTCTCGCCCGGACGTTGTTTCCGCGAACGCAGCCGACGCCATTTTTCCCGACGCTTATGGATCCTCGCGCCGTCGCCGCGCCGGAGTCGCCCGCCGTCGCCGCGCCGGAGTCGCCCGCCGTCGCCGCGCCGGAGTCGCCCGCCGTCGCCGCGCCTTTGTCGCCCGCCGTCGCCGCGCCTTTGTAGCCCGCCGTCGCCGCGCCTTTGTAGCCCGCCGTCGCCGCGCCGTAGTCGCCCGCCGTCGCCGCGCCGTAGTCGCCCGCCGTCGCCGCGCCGGAGTCGCCCGCCGTCGCCGCGCCGGAGTCGCCCGCCGTCGCCGGTTTTCCTGGCTTCGCATTTTTCTCGTTCGTGCAATGCGATCGGACGTATTCAAACGCCGCCTGGCAGAGCGCGGAAATGGACAGGCGCGCACCGATCTTGATTTTCGTGGCGGCGCATTTCGTATCAGAGTCCGATTTCGTCACGTCGCCGTCGAGTTCGACTTCGTGATAGACTGATTTTCCGGGCTCGTAATAGCTGAGGCACTCGAGCGGATTCGCGCAGGCGTGGAATCCGCGTTTGCAGACCTCTGGCTCGCCGTCCATTTCGTAGGACTGACCTTCCGCGTATTGGAAGCCGCGGCAGGTCATGTCTCGGTTAAACCCCTTGTAGGCTTTCATTGTTTCCTCCGTTTTCCTTGTTTGGGTTGTTTGGGTTGGCCCGGCGGGGCGGACGCCCTCGCCTCCGCCTCGATGCGGTCGGCAAGGTCGTTTAGGATCTCCCCCATTGCTTTGGCGCTGGTGATTGACGCCATGTTACGCGCAATCTCCTCGTCTCGACACTTCGTCGCGATGTCCGCGAGGGCCTCGGGGTTCGCGGCGCTACTCATCGCGCCCTCCTCTCCAGGATGGCGCGGACGGTCGGCCCGTCCTCGCCCTCCTCCTCCAGCGCCCCTTCGAGGTCGATCTCGTCGCGGAAGGACCGCGAGAACCAGTACTTGAGCGCGAAGCCCAGCAGCGTAAGCAGCGCCCTCATTCCGCCACCTCGCTTGCGGCCGCCGTCCAGGCGCCGCGCGGCGGCCCGGCCAGCCGCACGAACTCCGCGAAGTTCACGGTCGTCGAGTGCGGGCCGGAGGAGGGCGACGTGCGCATGCCGAAGTCCCTAATCTTGGCGTATGCCCACTGCGGCGTGCGGCCGTAGAGCCGCGCCAGGTCCGACACCCTGATGCGCTCCGAGTTCGATTTCGCGGCCGCCGCGACCCTGCCGAATGCCGACGCGAATTCGGACGACAGCCCCAGCGACAGGGCGAGCGCCTCGAACAGCGCGGCGACGTCGACCGGAATCTCCCGTGTCTTCATGCTAGCCATTCCGTTCCTCCTGGTGTTGTTTTGCCTGTCAATTGTCTGTCATTTCCCGTCGCTCCTTCGGAGGCTCGACGGGCAGTAGTGCCTCCGCGGCCGCGCGCCGCCGCTTGTAGTGCCTCTCGCTGTCGAAGAGGCGCTTGCAGAGGCTGCGCACGGCCATCTGGATGGCGATCACGTCGTCCACGCCGAGGTCGCGGCCTTTGCTGATCTCCAGCAGGCGGCCGACGGCCTCCCGCTTGCTCATCCACTGCCCCCCCTGGGTGGTCTCGGTGGTCTCGGCGGCATCGGCCGCCAGTGTCTCGTTAGTCGTCATTAGTGTTCTCCTTGTTGGTGTGTGGTGTGCGAAGCGGGTTAATTCCGGGGCGCGGCCGGCAGGTGCCGGAGGCGCGTCGCGGCCGCGCGGAGGCGGGGTGCGGTCGTCTCGGCCAGGAGGGCGGCGCTCGTCGCCTCTCCGCTCTGGCAGGAGCGCGCGCAGCGCTCGAGCATCGTCCGCGCGATGGCCGACGCCCTCTCCAGGGCGGCGGCGGCCTCCTCGTAGGCGGCGGCGCAGTTGGCCGGGAGCGCGCCAAGGTCGACGAGGGTGCCGCGCTGGCGCGGGGCGGGCGGCTTCGGGAGGGCTTGCGGGGTCGCGGGCGCGTCCGTCGCCGCAAGGCGGCGCGCGACCTTGTCGGAGTATTTGCTCATGGGGCGGCCTCCGGGACGCCCAGAATCTCGCGGATTGTCGGCGCGGGCGGTGCCTCCGGTGCCTGCGCCGCGGGTGCGGGCGGGCGCAGCGCGCCGGCCACCATCTCGCGCAGCGCGGCGACGTCCTCCCGCGCCGCGGCGGGCAGGCCCTCGCGCCACGACAGGCGCTCCAGGAGCAGCTCCGCCCTCCACAGGGCCGCGCGCATCTCCTCCGAGCGGCGCGCGGCCTCCCGCAGCTTGGCGTAGCGCAGCTGGCGCGTGGCGTTGATGTCGTCGCGGCGGCGAGCCGCGTAGGCCAGCACCTGCGCCTTGTAGCGGCCGTCGGGGTCGTGGTAGGCGTCGTAGTGGTGCATGGTCTGGTAGGCCCGCCGGTGCTTCATGTGGCACTCGGGCGAGCAGGTCAGCTTCCGGACGTGCTTCGTTTCGAACTCGCGTCCGCAGACGACGCAAACGACCGTCCTCATAGCACCCCCAGGCAGTCGAGGATGGCCAGAACGGGGGGCAGGGCGCCCAGCGCGGCGAAGAGGATGCGCTCGCCGCGCGACTGGATGTGCATGTCGAGGTTCATCCTACCTCCCTCCCTTCCTGACGCGGCGGAACGTGACCGTCTCGCGGCCGCCGCCGAAGCGGTCGCAGGGCTCGACGCTGGCCACCTCGAACTCCTCGTAGTTGCCTTTCCGGTGGTAGCAGCAGTCGCCGGTGACCGCGAGCATGACATGCTCGCCGGCCCGGAAGCGGCTGGCCTTGAGGTCGGACGTCTCGACGTCCCTCGGGGCTTCCTGGCCGTTTCGGTTGAGCGTGATTCGTTTCATGTTTACTCCTGGTTGTTGTCTGCGCGAGGTGTGTAACCACCCAGGCACGAAAATCAACAAGCCTTCGGAAGCGCCAAATCTGAGTCGGGTGTGTAACCACCTCGGCAAATTTTTTGGACCGCCTCCTTAATCGCGGAAGAAAGTTGAACGTCGTCGGTCGCCTTCGTGGCGGCCTTGAGCGCGTCGTATTCTTCGCTGGTAAGACTAATCGTGACGAGGGTCTTTTCTGTTGCTTCCATCGTTTGCCTTTCCTTCAAGGAGCATCTTACGAATAGCCTTCTTCACAAGCTCAGTCATGTTGAGCCCATAAAGGCGCGCCGCCTCTTCTAACTCCTCGCGCTCTTTCGGCGAGAGCCAGAAGGCAACTTGTTTTTTATCTTCGTCGCGCTTGTTCGGCATGGTGGTCCCTTGAAAAAGATGCATCCAGTATACCACGGTGTTTAACCACCTGTCAAGAAAAATTTTTTTGAAAATTTAAAAAAAAATTGCCGTAGCCCTTGCGGCCTTGTCATTCCCACGGCGGGGGCGGCATGGCGCGGACGGCGTCCAGTGCCTCGCGCAGCAGGTCCGAGTTCGGCGCGCCGGTCGCCTGGTACGCGCCCGCGAGGCGCCGCACGAGGTCGCGGAGCCGCTCCACCTCGCCCCAGCGCCCGTCCGCCTCGGCCCGCCGGATCCACGCTGCGCGCCTGGCGCTCCTGCGGGCGTCGGCCTCGCCGGCGCGGCGCTCGCTCTCCGCCAGTTGGTCGTAGGGGTCGCTCACGGCTCATCCTCCGGCCGTTTGCGCGGCCGCCCGCCCTTGCGCCCGTTGGCGCGCGACGCGGCCGCCTTGGCCGGCGTCCGGGCGCGTCCGCCCTTCGCGCCCCCGTCAGCCATGGAGAGAAGTCCATATCTGCGCATGAAATCGATCTCTGCCTCGGTACGTTCGCGGTTGAAAATCGGCCCGCGCCTCTCTGAAATCGGCGCGTGTTCCAGCTTGTAGACGGAACCGTCTTCGAGTATGGCGAGGAGAATCAGATTGCTCCATCCGGCGCGTTTCGCGGCGTAGAATTCGACAGGGGGAGGCAGATTCCATGTCTCACAGGCGTGGCGGATGTAGCCCTCTGGATTCGCGGGCCAGATTTCGACATAATCGACGCTGTTTCGCTTCATGGATTGTCCTCCTATGCGGCGATTGAGCGGAGTTTCGCGGCAAATGCATCCGCAGTTTCCCTGCGGATGGAAACATCACTCGACGATCCGTATGCGCGGCAACGTCCCGTTGATTTTTCATACTCGTAGAGGCTGACAGTCACGAACGGATCCCAGAAAAACACGGAAACAACAAGGAGGGACCTTGCGCCAGTCTCCCAGACAACGCCCAGCTGGCGAGTGCATTTGTTTTCGGAACCGGCGTACCAGTCCGCGAATCCGTGTTCAGTTTCTGCGTCGTCAATCGTGTACGCGACGCCAACCGCATCGAGGATGTTTGTGATGGCGATGTCGATTTGATCCAGAGATGCCTCCTGATGCGGCGTCGGTCTCTCTGAATAAGGGAGGAAATTTGCAACGTTGTCCATGATGTCGTCTCCTGGGTTGTCGGGGCCGGTTGTCGTTTTCTCGGGGGTCTCCACGCGGAGGCCCCTCGAAAAATCATGCAATAATTATAACCCAACTGCTTGGGTTTGTCAAGCCCCCCTCGCGGAAAAATTTTTCACATTTTTCCGGGGGTGGCGTGGCCCGTTTTGGTCCACGCGGCGGGCTAGACTTTCGACTCTAAACCCGTCCATTCCGCGAGATGCGGATTGTGGCCGAAAAGTCTTAGGATCTTGTGGAGCAATCCTTGCGGGTTCGAGTCCCGCCTTGCCCACCATCTTTAGAAAGCCTAAATCGCAAATATTCTGCGCTAATCTTAAAAAACTTTCCAAAACTTCAAAAAAGTGCTAAAATAGAGGCGTTGGCCCACATTGGCCCACGACGAAAGGCAGGCAAAATGGCACGCAAAAGGCAAAGCGGCAGCGGCGCTATCGAGTGCGCCGGCCCCAGGCGATACTACTACCGGCCCCGGCTCGCGGACGGCTCGCGCCCCCGTTTCCGCCTGGCCGCGACGACGCGCGCCGCGGCGGAGGCGGAGGCGTCCAGGATCTACGGATGGATCGGCACGGCGAGGGACGGGTCGGTCGAGGACCAGCTGCGCGCGCTCGTCTCCCTGGGCGACTGGGCGCGCGAGGAGCTCCGGCGACTGGACCGCGCCGGCAGGGGCGTCGGCATGTCGTCCGTCTGGGAGACATACGCGCGGCAGGCGTCCGCCGCGCCCGCGACGCTGGCGCTCTACAGGCGGGCGTGGGACAGCTGGAGCGCGTTCGCCGCGGCGCGCGGCCTGCCGGACGCGGCGGCGGCGGGCGCGGCGGAGGTCCAGGCGTACATGGCCGGCAATCCGCCCGCCCGCGCGGCCAAATACCTCGCCACCATCTGGCGCGGGGCGGGGCTGGACCCCGGCGTCTGGGCGTCGGAGGCGCGCGCGGCGACCGCGGCGGAGTCGGCGCAGTCGCGGCAGTACAGGCGCATTTCCCCCGCCGAGGCGCGGGCCGTCGTCGCGGCCCTCCGATCCGATCCGTCGCCCTGGGCGACGATGGCGGCCGACATGGTGGTCGTCGGATGGCACACGGCGCTGCGCCTCGCCGACACGGCGCGCCTCTCCGGCGCCGACTGGGACGAGGACGCGCAATGCCTGCGGATCGTCCCCTCCAAAACCGCGCGTAAAAAGCCGCATCCGCTCGCGATACCCCTGGCGGACGAGGCCCGGTCGATCGTGATCACGCGCGGCCGGGGCGGCGGGGCGCTGTTCCCGGGCGCGCTCGTCCGCGCCGCGGCCGGCAACGAGATAGCGCGCCGCGAGATCTCCGACGCGCTGGCGCGGGGTTTCGCGAAAGTGCGGCAGGGCGAACAGGACCGGGCCTCGTTCCACTCGCTTCGCGCCACCTTCATTTCGCTGATGGACGAGGCGGGAGTGCCGGCGGCCATAACGGACAGCATAACCGGCCACGCGCCGCAGACGATGCACGGCCACTACTCCCAGCCGGACCTGGCGGCCGTCAGGCGGGCCGTCGCCCGCGCCATCCCGTCACTGTCGGGGAAAAGCGCAAAAATTAGCACAACCGCGGCTACCTCCCTCTCAAGGCCTCGAGGGCCTCGACTATCTGCGGGCGGTAGCCAAGCAGGACGTACGCCCCCAGGATGATGATTGTCAGCTGCCACCGACACCGCTCGATCAGACGGAACAGCGCCGGCCAGAAGCCGTGCGCGGCAGCGCCCGCGCCCTCCAGCTTGTCCCGCATGAAGAGGTAGCAGAGGTTGAAGATGTTGACGCTGTTGGCCTGAGTCTTCTCCGCGACGGTGAGGCCGTTTGTTCCCTCCGCCGCTTCGGCCATTATCTCGATGAAATCGTCCTTGTCGGCAAGGGACACCGCCTTGCTTTCCTTGAGCGCGGCGGTTATCTCGTCGAGGCGGTTGCGGATTTTCTGCTGCATGGCCATCTACCGCGCGCCCCCCTCCTGGACAATCACATTCGTGCGCCGCTTGCCGTCCCCGCCGACGATGACGAAGGCGAAGGCGTCGGCCTTCCCGACCGCGCCCTTGTCCCATCCGTTGTAGCCGGCGGCGATGTTCTTGAAGTCGCGAGAGGTGCGGCTCGTCGAGACCCAGTCCACCTTGCCGCCCTGCCACCGTCCGCCGATGCGGACGAAGAGACAGGCCAATGTCTGCGAGTAGTCCTCGCGCGAGGTCGCGCCGAGCCGCTCGCAGCCGCCCTGCTCCCAGGCGTAGGAGAGGCCGCTCGACGTGACGCGGAGCGAGCCGATGCGGCAGCCGTCGACGAGCTGCGCGCCGCCGCCCTTGACGCCTCCCCAGCACCAGTCGAGCGAAGAGAACTCCACCGCGTCGGCGGCGTCGGACGCACCCGCGCCAGACGGCTTTTCAAACCCCGGCCCGTCAACCCCGACGGAGCCGTTTGGATCCGCCGACACGGCGGAAGGGGATGTGGCGGGTTTTTCCGGGGTCGCGGCGGCAGGAGGATCACTAGCATCCGCCGCGCCTGTTGCCGTGGGCCCCGGCTGTGAGCCGAACCCGCCAGAGGGCCCCAAAATCGTATAGTCCGGCTGTTCGCCAGAGGGGTCGAACACGCCCGGTATCGAGGCGCATCCCGCCAGCACGAGCGCCGCGACGCATACCACGGCGCCGGACTTCGCGCGGTGGTAGATGCCGCCGAAGTTGCGCACGGCCCAGTAGTATATCCGGGAGAACACGCCGCCTGCCGTGCGCATGACGGCTGACTTCTGCCGCGCCGCCTCGTCGAGAAGGACATCCCCGAACATGGCGTCCGCCAGCCAGCGCACGTCCTCGACCGCCCAGCCCCACGCCGCCGCGATTTTCTCCTGATACTCGTAGATGGCGTCATGGCCCAGCGCGGCCTTGATGGTGTCCCACGATCCGATGCGGTCGGGGGCGAGGCTGCTCCCGTCGCAGAACGGGTCGCGGTCGCCGGTCGCGAACACGGTGAGGACGCCGGCGACAATCGAGAAGTCGGCGCAGGCGAAGTCGGCGATGGCGCGGCGCGAGCCATCGGGGAAAACCACCTCGTCGTGGAAGCGCCCGATGATGGCATCCTTGTTGACGCGGACGCGCCGCTTCTGGTCGAGTTTGTAGAGTTCCTTCGCCTTTTTCGCCACCTTCGCCACCTTCCTTCCTGTTACGATTGCAGTCGCGATGTCCATTACCAGTTCCCCACGCCCTCCGCGCCGGCGTCCAGGGCCGCCTGGGCGAGGTCGCGCGCCGGGCCGCGGGCGTACTCGAAGCCGACGGCGCGTTTGCCCTTGGCGCGGATCGCCTGGATCTGCGCCTTGACCTGCGCCGCCGTGCAGCCGGGATTCAGCTGCCCCAGGACGACCTCGCCCAGCGACGCGAAGGGAAAGGAGTTGCCGCTCTTGTGGTGGACGCCGACCGGGCCGTCGTAGACGCGCCGCACGGCGTCGCGCACGGCCTTCCACTGCGCGGCCGACCCGCCCTCGTCCATCTCGAGGCCGAGGACGACGAGCGGGGACCCGGCCAGGAAAATCGCGAGGCGGCCGACGAGCTCGGCCGGCTTCGCGAAGAGCTCCTTGAGGAGCGCGGCGCTGTCGTCCGTGACGATCCAGGGGATGGTGACGAGTCCCGCTCCGCGAACCTCGTTGAGGCGGGTGACCATGTGGCCGTAGTCGGCGTCGCGCCATGCGGCGTAGCCGGCGCATTCGCCGTCGCTCCCATTCGCGAGGATGACATGGGCGTGGGTGCAGCTGCGCGAGCGCATCCACGCGCAATACTGCGCCACCTTTTCAACGGGCATCTTCGGGGAAAGGACGTTCATCATGCGCTTGCTCGCGTTGGTTCCGTCCCAGCAGGACGCGAGACCGAAGGCGTACTTGGCGCGCGCCTCTGCCTGCGCGGGCGCGGGCGGGGCGTCAACTGCGGAGACGGGCGGCGTTATGTCTACGTGGCCCAAATTCGGATCCTCGTAGTAGCCCACCAGCTCCTGTAGCCAGCGCACGGCCCGGTCGCGGATGTTTGTCCATTTGCTCATGTCAAGTCCTCCTACCTATAGCCGGAGCGTCAAGTAGCCACCGGACCGCCCGGTCGCGGATTTCAGTCCATCTGCTCATCGTGGCCTCCTCCTATTTGTCCGGCCCAAGGACAAAGTCTCCGGTGCCGGAATTGGGGTAGAGACCATTCCCAATAGGTCCGCCATACGGGTTGGCCCGGTCATAGAGGTAGCCTGTGGTACCGATGCGGACGGGGATGAAGTCGCGGACGAGGGTTGAACCATGTGTAATTTTGGCAAAGTATATCCTGTATTTGTAAGATGTAATTTGGTCGATTTTGTGTTGTCCAAATAAATGAATAGATGGTAAAGTTCCGGTTATTCTTGTTGTTATAGGCGTTTCTTGCGCATCAAATTTAATTTTTCTGTCATTGTAGAAATTTAGTGACACTACATGCTTGTCAGTATATTGAAATTCCCAGCCGGTATTAATCCATCCTGAGAATCCAAATGTAATCGTGTCCCTATAGTAGTTTACCATAAAACGCTGGCCATCCGTGCGACACCCTATAAAATTGAAGTCGGGGCCGGGAATCTGTAAATTGGACATTTCAAAAAGAAGTCCGGTATCATTGTCCGCCAACACGCCGGTATCAACATAAGACCCAGCCATCTTGTCCCCCGTGGACTCAAGGTACTCCACCTCCGCGTCGTAGGGCAGCGGCGGAGATGGTTTCGCCGCGCCCCAGAGCGCTAGCCGCGCCCCCGGCCTCATCACAGCACCTCCAGCTTCTTCTTGGACACAATGAAGTCAGCAGTGGCGCTGAACTCCGTAAAGGCTATTGCGTAAAGGCCTGCCGCGTCAAGCGTGAGCACGTCGACGTCGTCGGAATAGAGCGAGATGCCGTAGCCTTCCGCGTCCTCTGTTGCCGTGATAGTGAGCGCGGCGGCGGCGTTGACTATCACAACGAAGTCGCGCGCCTTGTCCGTGGTCTCTGCCGGAGCGACAATCGCGAAGTTTGCCGAAGCGTTGAGCGAAGTCACCGTGCGGTCGGCAACGGACACGGAGCCGCCGGTGATTTCCGCCACCGTGAGGTCATAGCGCGAGAGGCCGCGCGCGAAGTTCTGCGTCGCCACGGCGTCGCCCTGGATGTACATTGCTCCCGCCGTCACGGAGCCGCCCGTCGTGATGTCCACGTTGAGGTTGTTGAGGTCTTGCTCGGTGAGGCATTGGCCTATGGCGTCGTTGAGGGCGTTGAGCGCGTCGCCCGTCAGCATGGCGTCAGCGGCCTTGCCAGCGGAGGACGCGTCTGGCGTAGGGGCGACAACATCGGCCTTGTCCAGCTTCGGCGCGACAGCCGCCGCGATTGCCGCCTCCATCTGCGCCTCGGTGACATACTCCACGATGGGCGGCACGGGCTGTATTTCATCCGTGAACGGTGCGGCCACGACCGGCGCGAAGCCGCCGCCGAACACATCGCCGCCGCCCGCGAAGACGACGACGGCAACCGCCACCATTCGCCCCGTCGGCACATCCGAGAGGAAGCCGCGAAGCTCCTCCGTGGCCAGCGTCATCTCGCCCGCCGCGTCTTGGCCGGATGCGGTGAACGAGACGCACGCGGCCAGCGTCTGGCGCGCTGGAGAGACGAGCGCAAGGCGAAGCGAAGCCGCCGACGCCGCCATGCCCGTGATTGTGACCGTGGCGGTTTCGCCCGCGAAGAGCCGCCCCGCCGTTGATATTCCGCGCTGTCCTGCGCCGATTGTGATTGTCAGTTGTGATGCCATGTTGGCCTCCTGTCAGTATTGATATTCCTCGTCGGTTTCAAGCGACAACGCCCCGTCCGCGCCGACGACTACTGTGAAGCCGGGGTCTTGCGCGCCCGCTGGCTGGTAGAACCCACTGCCTGGCGAGTAGTCCCAATACCTGACAACCCCGGTGGCGGAAGAGGAAACTCCCAGCAGACTGGCGTTAAGCGTCACTCCCCCAGGCGGCGCAGATACGCCCGGCGAAACCTCCTGGCAGCAGAGGCGCATCCGCACCCGTATGCGGTATGGCGCGGTCTGGTAGTCATGCGCCCACGACGGGGCTAGTCGGACATACATCGTCCATGATGTCCAGCCCAACTCTAGGAACTCGTTCCACGGAGCCATGAAATATGGGTTGTATCCAGGTTCGCGCGCCACGTTGTAGCACCAGCCAGAAACCGCCGACCTGTAGCCGCCAGAAACCGGCGGGCGTGAAGAGGCGGATGAAGGATCGCCGGGGAAGGTGGTCGTCGGCGCGCTGTTTTTGGCCACCCACCATTCCGCCGTCTGCGAGTCTGAATACGTCCAGCCGACGGGGGCGGCCAAATACGGCAGCTCCACGCGCACCTGTGGCGCGGCGCGATAATAGTAGGGGTCGTCCACGTGGCTCCCCCCGCCGGCGGCGATGATGGCCGCGCGGTCGGAAGCGTTCCACGGTGCCAGTTCGCAGAAGAGCGAAAGCCACGTGTCGGCGGGAGCGCGCTTGAAGATGAGGCTGCCCCTGTCGGGCGAATATGGCCGATATCCCAAGGCCCCGCCCGCGCCAGTAGCTGCCGAATAGCAAAGGTCACCGACGGCCATCAGACACTCTCTGCAACCGCCGTTGTTATCGGCACCGTCTCCGCCATGGAGTTCGCCGCCCAAACGACGAGGGCCTTGCGCCGCGTCAGAGAAAGGACGTGCGTCGACGGGTCGTATGTCACGCCCGTTACCACGTAGGCCTCCTCCGGCGGCGTCGCCGGCTCCCATGGCGGTGCCGCGCCGTCTGGCGGCTGCTCGTCGCTCGTGCCGTCGACTACGATGCGCCAGCCCTGCCCGCCGCCGTCGGACGGCTTCTCAATGCGGCAACCGACGCCCTTGATGTCTTCAAGCACGGAGTAGACGAAATTCAGCGCGTCGGTGTCGCAAATGAAGCGCACGGGGTCGCCCGGCTTGTGCCGGCGAAAAATCATGTTGAGGAGTTCTTCGCTCATGTCGGGCTGCTCCACGACGAGTAAGTTGTGGTCGTCTGGACGATCTCTGCCCAGCCGTGGTCGTTGATTCGGCGGCAAACCACGCTGCCGGACATTGACGCGGCGGCGGTCTCCGCAGCGGCCAGCGAGTCATAGACATAGCGGGTGCTGGTGACGGTCTTCGTCCGCGAGACCACACCCCAGCCGTTGGTGGCGTCGTAACTCCACGCCGTCTGGCGCATGACCGTTTTCTCGGTGTCAAACGATGTAAGCAACGCCATGTCTACACCCCCTGCAAGCTTTTCTGGAGATAGTCTGAAACGCCTTGAAGCGTCTGGTCTACAGACTGCACGAAACCGGCGGTCACGCCCGCCTTCTCCAGCATCTTCTTGTCAATCTCGCCCGCGTTCTTCTGGTAGAGGTCGCTTGCAGCCTTCGCGTCCGCGAGGGACTTCTCCAGCGCGGCGATTTCCGCCTTCAAGTCTGCGGCGGTCGAGAGGGCGGCGAGGGCGTCCTGCATGGCGGGGAGCCGCGCGGCGGCCTGCTGCGCGTTGTTCTGCGCCACCGCCATCTTTGCGACGAGGCCTTCGTTCGCGCCGGGGACGATTCCGCCTTCCCGCTTCGCCCTTGCCTTCAGCGTCGCGGCGTCCCAGCCGAACACATCCTGGCGTTCGCGCCACTCGGCTAACTTGCGCTGCTGGCTCTTCGTCAGCCGCGCGCCCGTGCGCTCCATCTCCTCCAGCCGAAGCCCGTTCTTCATCAGCCGCGCGTTGTCCTTCTCCTCTCGCTTCTTCCGCTTGGCCTCTTCCTCTTGTGCCTTGCGCGCGGCCAGCGACTGGCGGACGGTCATCTCCATGACCTGCTTATGCTTCTCCGCCTCTTTCTCCAGCGCGGCGGCGTTCGCCTCATGCGCCTTCTTCTCCTTCTCGGCGTCCGCGACGGCCTGCGCCGCCGCGCCGCGCTCGGCGTACTGCTTCTTGGCCATGAGTAGTCGCTGGTACACGGACTCCACCCGCTTCAGCGCGTCCTCGTCCTTGCTGATGTCCGCCGCCGAGGTCTGGTAGGCCGGCTCCTTGCCCAGCGCGGCGTCTATGTTGTCGGTCATCCGCTTGACCACATCCGCCGTCCATGAGATGGACTTGCCCATCCAGTTGCCGTAATTAATGAGCCGCCCCATCTGCTCGCCTAGGTCGGCCAGCCGTCCCTTGAGGGCCTTTGACGCGCCCGTGAAGGACTCCATGTCGCCTTGCAGTTGCTGATAGCCAATGGCGACGAGGCGGTTGAATGCGGCCAGCTTTTCAGCGTCCGTCTTCGCGTTGCGGATTTCCGGCGAGAGTTTCGCGAGCGCGGTAAAGTTGCCTTGCAGAGCTTGCGACACGGCGCGTGACGCCGCAGCCTCATCCATGCCCACCGCCGCCAGCGCGTGCGTTGCCTTCGCCGCCCTCTCCATCTGCGCCGGCGCAACGCCCATAAGACGAAGCCGTGACATCAACGCAAGGGTCTGCTCGTCGCCAACGCCGATTTCGTCTTGGATTGACGCGGCTATCTTCTTCTCGGCGGCGACATACCGCGCGGCGTTCTCGCCGTACATTTTGTGCGCCGTGGCAAGCCGCCGCTCGGCCTGCACCTGCTTGTCCCACATGGCCGCGAGCTTCCCCGCGCCCGCGACGATGGCCGCGATGACAGCCGCCCACGCGGTCTTGGCCATCATGGACATTTTGCCGACGCCCGCGCCGAAGCCCTTGATGGCGGAATTGGCCTTGCCGACGGCTGCGGTCACGCCGTCGCGCGCCTTCAGGAGGATTTCGACCTTGTTAGCCATTGCCGCCGTCTCCCGCCGTCGCCGGCTTGGCCTCGCCGCGCGGGCGCGCCCTCATCTCGGCGCAATAGGCCGCGAACCTGCGCAGACCGTCCACGCCGTCCTCCCGAACGGGCATTCCGTTCGCCGCCGCCTCATGGCCTACGCGCTGCTGGATGATGCGCCGCGCCTCGTCAATGCCGACCGCCCATTGCCACGCCTCGGCGTCGCCGCCGCACAACGCGGAGAGCGAGACGGCCAGCGAAGACGCGTCCATGCCGAAGCCGCCAATGGCCTCGGCCTCATCTGCCTTGTCGGTGCCGCCGGAGGCCGTGCGGATCGTGTCGGCCATTGTCCCCAGGACGGCGTCCTCCAGCTCCTCCATGCGGACGGCGAGACCGCGCCGCCAGTCGCGCACCGCCTTCATGGCCGATTCGCCGTAGCACTTCAGCGCGTCGCGGTCCCGCGCATGGGCTGACGCATAGGCGTAGGCGAAGAACTCAAGGCCGGCGCGGGCGGCGTCCTCATAGACGTCGGCGTACCAGCAGGCCGCGCCGATCGTCAGCGGCCAGAAGGTGACGCCGCTGCAGTCGCGCGGACGGCCCTTCAGAAGGTCGCCGCGCCCCGCCGCCTCAATGGAGAGCGACTGGAGCGCGAGGACATCGGCGGGATAGACCTCCACGCCCTCTTCGCGGAGTTTGGCTATGGCCTCATCCGCAAGGTCGGTTAACTCGAAAAGCCGCATGGCGCGTCCCCCACATGGTGCGCCTCGCGGCTACGATGACGGCGACGTGCGGGCGAGGTAGCCGGATGCCTTCGCGCTGATGGTTTGCCACGCGGTGTTGCTCGCGCTAATTGTCCCGGTCTCCTCAAGGGTGCCGGAAAGCCCAGCGGTGGCGGTGCCGTCAAGATACTCGGCGTTGGCCTCCCACGTGCCGTTGCTGACTGCAAACTTGACGGGCTCGCCGCTTGCGTCGAGGACTTCGGAGAGGTCGCACGACGCGGAGAACGACGAGGACTGAAGATCGGTGACGCCCGTGATGCCGATGATCTGCGCCAGCCGCTTGCCAACGATGGTGAACGACGGCAGGGCGAAGGTGGCGTTCTCGTCAAGCGTCGCGCCCGTCGTGAAGGTGATTGAGACCTGCGGCCAGTCGCTGTTGCTCGTAGAGACCTCGATGTTGGTCACGACGCCGAAGGTATTGTAGCCAAGCGCGGGGAGCGTCACGCCGTCGGCCTTGATGGCGTAGGTCTCCTGCACCTCTGTGACCACGCCGCCGCCGTAGTACTGCCGCGCGGCCACGTCGCCGTATTCGTCTAGCGCGTCGGCCACGGACTCCGCGCGCGGGGTCGTCGTTTTGCTTTGAAGGGCTGCGCCGACTCCGGTGAGTGCTACGCCGGTTCCGGCTCCGAATGTCTTTGCCATGTGGGGTCTCCTGTAGTTGCCGCGCTAGAGCGCGAAGTGAAGGACAAATGAAAGTGAAAGGACGCGCGTCGCGTCTATCGCGGAAGGCGGCGACTGCGCCGTGTCGCAGAAAAACGCGCCAAGGATGAACGAGGGGTAGTCGGCGCGGACGCCGGCGAGAAACGCCGCGTTGTCCTGCAAGCCGTCCGCGAAATCCTCCACGGCGTCTTCGATGTCGGCCAGCCGCGAGCCGTCGGGGTCGTCGTCGATGTGCGTTTTGACGCTGATGTTCACGTCAACCGCCCACGTGGCCTCGACGTTGGTGTAGTACTTCGGGCCGACGGCCACGGAAATCTGCGGGAACGCTTCGCCGGCGGCGGTGCCATTGGCGGCAATCGGCTTGCACCACGAGCGGACGCCGTGAATCCACTCGGCGTCTGCGGGCGTCTCCGAGGCGGGGATGGCGATTACGTCGCGCATGGCCGCGCATATCTCGCGCTCGACTGTCCGTGCGATGCTCATGTCCGCGCCGCCTTTCTCGCCGCCTTCGCGGCCTCTCGCTTGGCGTATTCCTCCAGCCACCGCTGCGCGCGGTGCGCCAGCGTGTCTACGGTGTGGTCGCCCTGCTGGAAGAACGATTTTGTGATGTAGGGAAGGCGGTCGCTGATGAACACGTAGGGGTCGCGCGCCTTGAAGTCGGAGCGGGAAGCGCGCGCCGCCTCGTCTGCCAGCTGCGAAGAGCGGGCGTCCGCCGGAGCGTCCTTCGCGCCGCCCTGCTTGGCCTTGCGCCCTGCCCACCATACGGACTTCTTCGCGAGACCGCGCCGCGAGATGACGACGGCCTTGCTCTTCTTGGCCTCGCTCTTGTTCTTCGGCCACCTGCCGTCCACGTCGGAGATGAGCAGGTCTTTGCGCCCGCCGTTCTGCGTGTAGTTTTCCGCGAAGAAGCCCGTGAACGAGCCGCGCCCGTCCTTGCGCGGAACCTGCGCGGCGTAGACCCTGCGCTTCTTCTGCGAAAGCCGCACGGTGCCGGAGAGCGCGTTGAGCGTGGCGCGGGCGGCAAGCGAGAGCGCGCGCCGTTCGCTTGCGCCCAGTTCGCGCTGGAGACGCCGCATCGTCGCCATGACGGGCTTCGCGCCTATTACCACGACCTCTGCCATGTCAGCACTCCTCCCCCAGCGAGATGGCCAGAAATATCACGTTGTCGGTCGTGGAGTCGGCGCGCCGCGTATGCGACACCCCGCCGGCGTCCGTGTAGGTGATCTTCTCGTCCTTCGGGACGGCGAACGGCTTGGCCACGAAGAGCGTGTCGCCGCCTCCCGCGAAGGCGATGCCGTACTCCGTGGCCTGCGGCGCGAACTCGGTCTGCGTCAAGACGGCGACGTGCGACGCGCCGGAGGCGTCAAGAACAGACACCTTCAGCGCGCCGGGAACGTCGGCAATCATCTTGACGGGATCGGGCAGCATGGCTAGCGGGTGGGATAGGTCGGCACGTAGCGGAGCAGCGCCGAACTAGTCACGGCGTTGGTCGTGGAGGTAACGACGAACAGCGAACGGTTGACTGCTGCGGCGGGGAAGCGCACCTGCGCGGCCCCGGCGGCGTTGGTCACGGGCGGAGCGAGCGGCGACACCGCGCGTAGGGTCGCGCCTGTGCCGTCGTAGGTCAGCAGCGAGTAGACCGCGTGGCCGCTGGCGGCGGCGTCAACCTCCGCCCACCCCTGCATCCCGGCGGGCGCGGCCACGGAGTTGGTGGCCGTCCCGTTCACGGACGCGGGCGGGGCGAGCAGCACGACCTCGGAGAGCGCAGCGGCGGCAAGGATGCCAAGCGCGGCGACTATTGCGAGTTGCCTCATGGCGGGACTCCTTTCGTGGAAGGCGCCCCGCCGCGCGGGAAGAATGCGCAAGACCCGCGCGGCGGGGCTGATGGCTAGGCCTGCGGGAACTTGTCGGTGATGACGAACGCCTCGGGATGGCGGACGGCCACGTCGCAGTCCTGAAGGGCGACGATGCGGATGCCGCCGCTGGTGGAGAGCGAGTAGGGGTCAACCATGATGTCGAGCGCGCCCCAGAGGCCGACGACGACGTTCTCGAACTTGCCGTAGATGGCCTTTCCGGCGGAGAGCTGCGTGGTCGTGTATGCGGGTTCGTCCGCAACGAACTTCTGGCCGTTTTCAATGTCCGCGACGAAGCGGGAGACGTAGTTGTCGCGCTTGGTGGCGCGGAGCGCGGCAAACGACGCTGGGGCGAGAACCCAGTTTCCGCCGTCTGCCCAGTAGCGGTCGATGGAAGCCGCGAACTGGACGATCTCGGCCCAAGTGGGAGAGCCGCTGACCGTGACGGTGCCGGTCGTGACGCCCTCGGTGTTGAGGATGCCAGTCGGCTGGCCGCTGGTGCCGGTGCCGTTGAGGACAGCGTTCTGGATGGCGCGGCCCAGAACCATGAGCAGGTCGTTCTGGACGAGCGCGGCGGCGTCGGGGCTGCCCTGCATGAGGAGCAGGCGGGTGATGTCCGTGAACGCGCCGACGGTGTGCGGCGTCATCGTGATCTGCCCGACGACGGGCTGCGACTCGGTCGGGGACGCGCCCTCGGCCACCCAGTAGGCGGTCGTGCTGGCGGTCTGCTTCGGGATGGCGACGTTGCCGGTGAGACCGTTGAGATAGCGGACGCCAACGCGGTCGAGAATCATCTTGGCGCGGAGAATCTCGATGAACTCGCTGGCCATGTGCTCTGTCGGGACGAGGCCCGCGCCGGAGCCCGCGCCGGTCGAGAAGTCGCGCGTGAAGAGGCCCTGCGGAACGAAGAAGCCCTGCGGCTCCTTGCCGAACTTGCGGGCGAGCTTGCGGCTGACGGCCATTTCGCGCTTGGCGATGTCGGGGCGGTGCTCGACCATTGCGCGAATGGCGCGGAGCAGGTTGTAGTCACGCAGCTCTTCGCGCGTGACTTCGGTTTCGTCGGCAACCTCGACGACGGGTGCCGGGGGGACGAGGGCATCCTTGCCCTCTTCGATGGTGGTGGACATATTAGCCCTCTTGGTTTCGGTGGTGGTTGCCTCCGCTTCGCCCGCACCTGCGGGGTCGGCTTTGGCGGAAATGGTCTGCTGGTCGGCTGCGGGTTCAGGCGCGGGCGTCGCGGCGGGGGCCAGCGCGGCGGCGAGAAACTCGCGGTCAATGCCGACGGTGGGGTCGGCGGGAACGGGGACGAACGCGGCGGCGAGAGGCGTCCAGCGGCGAACGAAGAAGGTGCCGTCCTCCCGCTCCTCCACGTCCTCGGGTTCGTAGTCGGCTTCGATAGAGAGCGAGCGGATGACGCCGCTTTCGGCGTCGGCGCGGATTGTCCGCGCGCGGTCGCTCGCGCCCCAGACGATGGAGGCGGCGACGAGCTTCCCGTCCTCAACCCGGCACTCCATGCCGCGCGCCACAATCTCTCCGCCGTGGTCGTCGCGGAGGGCGATGCCGTCGACAATCCACGCGCCCTCGATTGCGCCTTCCGCGTGGGAGAGGACGACCTCGCCGATCGTCCAGCCGCGCCGCGTGCGGATGATGTTCCGGCATGCGGTCTCGGACGAGACGGAGCAACGCATCTTCGGTTTGCCGTCCTCCCCCGCCTCACGGATGATTGCGCCGCGCACCAGGATCGGTCGCTTGGCCAGAATCTTGTCTGCCTCTTGGCTATTCATTGTCGTTCTCCTTTTGTGTGGCGGCGGGCGCGGGCGCGTCGGCGTCGGCAACGCCCTTCGCTTCCATCCACGCCTTCTCCTGCGCCGCCGTCACGACGTTCTGGTAGAAGTCCTTGCCGCCCTCGGCGGCGATGTCCGTGTCCGTCGTCCAATGGCGCGACACGGCTATCTCGTTGGCCGTCGCCTCGCTGTGCGGGTCCACCCAGGACCAACGACGAGAGAGCCAGTTGTCGGCCAGCCGGAGGCGGTCAGCGTCGTCGGCGGTGAAGCCGAACCGCGCGGCCATGTCAGACGCGAGGAACGAGTCAAGCCATGCGTCGCGCCGGCGGAATAGCGGGCGGAGAATCTTGTCGACGACCGCCTGCTGCATGAGCTTGTAGACCTCGCGGTCTTCCAGCGTTCCGGCACGGATTGAGGAATACGAAACGCCTTCGAGGTCGTTGGCCAGCGTGTTGTAGGACACGGACAGGCCGGAAGCCACGCGGCGCAAAACATCCTTCTTGAACTGGCCATAGCCGGCGTTGGGACGGGCTGGCGCGTCGGGCTTGTAGTCCCAGCCGAGAGGCGCGACGCGGTCTTCGCCCGGCTCGGTCTTCTGCGTGAAACCGAAGCCGGCGGTGGTCTCGGCTATCTGCGAAGTGTCGCCGCCGTCCTCCTGCTTCCACGTGCCAACGCGGGACGCATCCACGCGCGCCGCGATTAGTTCCGCGATGTCGTAGCCGTGAGCAATGCGGAGGTCTTTGAGGACGGACGCGAAGACGGGGACGCCGCGCGTCTGGCCCGGCTCGTCCTCGTCGAAGAGGTGCAGGATTTGCCGCGCGGGAACGCGGTAGGGCTCGCCGGTGAAGGTGCCGTTCGGCAGCAGCTCCGTGCGGAACCAATATGCCACCGGGCGACCCTCGCCGTTGACCTCTACGCCGTTCAAGATGGCCCATTCGTCGCGCGACGCGGGGCGAATTATGTCAAGGGCGAGTTGGTCGGCCCGGTAGAGTTTCAGCTGGACGCCGAATGGGTTGCGCGTGGAGTGCGCTATGTGGACGATGGCCTCGCCCTCAAGTTTCCACTCGCGGACGCAGGCTTGCAGGAACATCGTCAACGACTTGCGCCCCTCAATGTCGCAATAGTCCGGCGTCTGCGCCCATAGGTTCCAGGCGTCTTCAAGCCGCCCGCTTGCGTCGATGTCGCTCTGGCCGTCTGCGCCGCGCACGTCCATGTTGAGTTTGACGCCCTGTGCCCCGATGACGTTGTTCCTGTAGAGTTGGAGGGCGCGCACAACGTATGGGTCGTTCTTCGCGGCCTCGCGGCAACGACGGCGAATTGTCCAGAGTTGAGTGCGCAGCGCAAGCGCGGTAATGCCAAGGTCTCCGAACCAGCCGAGCGTCTGCGCGTCAGTCATGGCCGCTTCCCACATCCGGACGAGCGGAGCGACCTCGGAAGGATCCGGCGCGGGCTTGGAGTAGTGACCGGGCTTCGGCGCGCGGCGGTGGAAGATGTTGGCGAGCAGTCCCACGGCGTCACCTCATCAGATGCGTGATGCGATAGGGCGCGGGCTTCGCGCCGGGGACGCGGCCATTGTAGGCGGCGACGAGTTGCGCCTTGACGCGCAAGAGGTCGGCAAGCGAGCCGTAGGAGAACGAGACAGAGCCGATGGAGACCGTGCGCTGGCCCATGCCCTCCGCATAGGACACGATGGCCGCGTCAATCGCCGTGAGCGCGGCGGTCAACTGGTCATCTGTGAGGGTGCCAAAGGGCTGATATGGTGCGGTGATGGGCATCTATATAATGCCCAGACCGTAGACAAGACAGAACGGCAAAATTGCCGATAATTAGAAATTAAGGCGTAGACAAGGCGGGGAGTAAACGTTTTGTCAACGAGGGCCGCGAAAATAAGCGGATTGGCGAAAAAGTAAACGGATTTGCAAGGCGCGAGACAAAAGTCACCATCTTGCCACCCACCCTGCGCGGCGTGAGGGTGCCAGCCGTTGGAGTTGCGCGACGATCCGCGCGGCGACCGACTGCGCGTGTGCGGTGTCCGCGCCTGGTTGCACCGCCGCGCCGCCCGTGCCGTCCGCCACCGCCGCGCCAGAGACCGCCGTCGGCAGCGAGACCGCCACCGCCGCGCGGCCACGCTTCGCCGGCGCAATTCCCTCGCACGAGAGCGCGGCCAATGCCTGCGCGGTCACGTCGCCCATCTCATTGCGCCCCGTCGTAGTCCAGACCGCCGCCGTTTTGCCGTAGGGCGTGAGGTATGAGCGTTCCAGGCGGTCAGCGCACATCTGCTCGGCGTATATCGCGTGTTCGCCCGCGTTGCCGCCGTAGAGGGCGACCGCCCCCTCCGCCGACACGGGCAGCAGGAAGCCGCGTTGCGCGACCATGTGCCAATGCGTGGAGTCCCACAGCATGAGCGCGTTGCCGTTTGCGTTGCGGCGGTAGTCCGCCAGTTGCCCCAGTCGGATTCGCCGCGCCTTCGTCGGCGGGTCGTACTTGTCGCCGGAGAGGCCGCGCGAGGGGATGATTCGCCGGCCACGATACTCGCGCGCCAGCGCGGCGCAAGCGTCGTAGACCGTCGGTGCCTGATAGCCGGCGTCGACCGCCACGACCTTTACTTCTGGCGAGTAGGGCTTGGTCTTGAGCAGGTCGTGGACAACGCCCTGCACGGCCGCCGCGACGGCCACCTGCGGGGCCTCGGATTGCTCGCCGTCCCAGAGCGCGCGCCGCCCCTTCGGGAGCCAGAAGCCGTAGTCGATGACCTCGTAGACCGCCCCGCCAGTCGCGGAGACGACCGCCCATGCCGCCGCGTACTTGTTGATGTCGACGGCGGCAACGAGGCTGACGGAATCCTCTGGGATGCGCCCGCGCGGTCGGTGCGATAGATGCGCCGCGACTGTCCGCGCGTCGATTGTGTAGTCTGCCTCCGGCGTCAGCGAGAGCGGTTCATTCTGGCACTCCGCCGCGAAGGAGAACTCGCCGTTTTCGACGAGGAAGTTGCGCGCGTGTTGAAGTGCCGACACCTCGCCGTCGGCAACGAGGGACTCGCACATAACCACCGCGCCGCGTTCCAGCTCCGCGCGGTGCGCATTGTAGTATCCAGTCGCCGCGCCCTTCGGTTGCGCGCCGGACAATTCCAGGCGGTAGCACTCATCATAGCCGCGCCATAGTTCGTCGGTTCCGCCCCAGTTCTCAACCAGTTTCGTGCGTTGGCCGCGCCATTCGGGGTGGCGTTCGCGGTCGAGGAACCGCTCCGCGAGGTCTCGCTTGCAGATTACGGTGCAGGTCATGCAAGCCGCGATTTTGCGGTCATGTCCCGCGAGGCCCATGATATCGCCGTTAATGATTCGCTCGCGCTGGTCGGTCTGCGACGGGGAGGTGGCCGATTCGCGCGACTGCGGGTCGTCGAGGAGAACGAAGTCGGGGCGTATCCACCGCCCGCGGCTGTCGGTGCGGTGCATCCCGCGAACCGCCCCCGTGATGGACGCGCACTGAATCGTGACGCCCGCGTTTGAGTTGGCCGCGCCGTCGGCCTCATAGCCCGCGAGGGTCGGGAACACGATGCAGTCACGCTTGATTTCGATGCGCGTGGCGACACCCTTGTATGTCTGGTACTTGCACCGCTGAACCTTTCCGTCAATCGCCATGAGAGGCTCCACTACTTCCGGGAAGTCCGCCGATATCTGCTCCGACTGCAGGTGCGATTGCGCGTCGGCCACCATCTGTAGCGCGGCGGGGCCAGTCGCGGAGATGATGACGAGGTAGCGACGGTGGGCGAAGAGGGCCGCCCACAAGGCCGCGCCGAGGCAGATAGCGGACTTGCCGGAGCCGCGCGGGCGGGCAATCGCCTTGCGGCCGCCGTCCAGCATGGCGGCTTGGATGTCTGCGATGAGGGCGAGGGCGTCCGCGTCGAAGGGGCGGTAGAACACGGCGGGGAGGTATGTGCGCAGGAAGAGGGCGAGGTCTAGGCGGCAAGCCTCACGGCGCGCGGGGTCGGCGGGGCGCGGGATGAATGGGATGTCCATCTGGCGCGCGTGAAATTCCGTCTGCCGCTCCGCGTTGCTCTTTGCCTCCGTCCGCGCCTTTTCCATCTTGCGGCGAGACTTCGCAACCCGCGCCAATACGTTGTGGCGTCGCCAAGCCTCCCGCTCTTCATCGTTCATGTCGCGCCCCATGACGGCGCGGAACTCCTTCGCCGTGCATCCCGTCCCGATGAGGACTTCCGCCTGCGCGTTCATGGAAAACCCTCCCGCCCTCCCTTGTGCGTCCGCCAGCCGTTTTACGGCCGCTAGCCTCCAATGAAGTCACGCAGCGGAGACGTGTACCCGCCGCCACCTCCACCGGCCATTTCGCGAACGCGAACACCGTTGATGTTCATATTTACACCTCCTTCCCTTCGTGACGCTCCCCGTCGATATAAAGCACCGCGTCGCCGTTCGCGTCTAGTTTTTCGCGGACGCCGAATGCTACGTTCGCGCGCGGCGAGAAGCACTTTATGCGCGGATTGTTCCACGCCTCTTTGAGGAACTCACGAAATGTCCTGATGCGCTTGACGCGCGGCATCGCGAACGCGGCGATGTCGCGCAGCAGGAAGAACTCCGCATATCGCCCCTCTAGGTCTAGAAGGTCTTCCCGTCCGTCAAGAATTACCCGCTCGAAGTCCTCGTAGTGGTACTCCATCGGCTTGCGTTCTTCCCAGACATCCGCCTGCGCCTTCCACTTCCGAATGGCCGCAACGATGAACTCGCCAGTCGCGGGCATGGCCTTGCCCAACGCCTTGCGGATGTTCTCGAAATAGTTTGTTCTCCCAGATGGAAGCCCCATCTCGTATACGTCCGCGCCTTTGTTCAGCGCGTTAAGGATGGCGCCGCAGAAAACATCGTCGTAGGCGTTGCGCGCCTGGATGCCCTTGATTTCGTCGGCTGTAAGAACCGCCGTGCAACGCGGGTCGTATGCCTGGAATCTGGACAGGTGCAACTTGTTGTAAAACCATGTCCGTAGCCCCATGCCCAGCAGCCGATCTTGCATCTCGCTATGCGTCTTTCCCGGCCACCATCCCGGATAGAACGGATTGAAGCCCACCTCCGTGCCTATTCCCATTTCATGCGCGCGCCGCAGGAGGTCAAGCCGCGCGGATATCGGAACTGCGCCCGGCTCCGTCTTCGCGGCTATCTCGTCGGTTGCCGCAGAGATGGACACATAGAGCATGGCGTGTCCGTTGTCGGCCAGCAGCCGGAGCAACTCGTCCTCGTCCTTTCGCCGCCCGCCTTTGGTCATGATGTAGAGCGGACGCCCTTCGCGATTAATCATGCGCACAATGGCAATAGCCTCGCGGGCGTTGTTTTCGGAGAGCGGGTCGGTGTTGTTGCACAGCGTCACGGGATAGCCCATGCGCCATATCTGCCCCGTGATGCCGCCCATTTCGCCGGAGCAAAGCCGCCGCACCGCGTTTAGATTCGTGCGCCTTGTCGTGCGCCGCGCGTTGGCGTAGCAGTAGCAGCAGCCGTGTCCGCAGGTGTTGAGGTCTACGCATATTGCTGCTGGATGGAAAAGCAGCTCTCCCCAAAAGAAACTAACCATGATTCTATTCCTCCTCTTCTTGCCGAGACAGATACCCCGCAAGGATTGCGCTGAATGTTGCCTCATCGGTCTTCGCGCCGAGCCTCGCCTTGATTGCGTCGAACCGCGCGGCCTCCTCATCTGATACGAGAATCATCACCGGCACCTTCCTTGCCTTGTCGCTATCTTTTTTGCCGTACTCTTTGTCCTCCCTCGTCATCTTGTACGTTCCGTCGCCCTGCAACTTGCCCAACCTCTCCGCCTCTAGGTCAAACTCGCGCGCCAGAGCGTCAACCGCGTCGATGTCCAGCCTCGACTCCTCGGCTATGAGGTTGTCGGCCACTAGGTCTGCCGCCTCGTCAGCGGGCGTGGCATACTCCTGCACGACCACCGGCACGACGTCAAAGCCGCCAGCCATTGCCGCGCCTAGCCGCCCATGACCCTTGATCACGCAGCCGGACAACGAGGACACCACAACGGGATTGCGCCACCCGTTTCGCCGGATAATCGCGGCCAGCCGTTGCAGTTGCCCTTCTGGATGAATGTTCGGGTTGTTTGGATGCGGACGCAAATCCTCTGGCTTGCAAAGTTTGTCAAACGCGCAATAAATCGGTATTTCCATTGTTAAAATCCTTCGTTCCGTTAGTCACTCATATTTTCGAGG